GCAATCTCCACAACGCAAGCGACTTGCCAAAACTGAAATACAAGATTTATTCAAGGAATGGATGGAGTTGATTTCTAAACAAATGGGAGAAGATGAATAAGATAAAAGTATCACTTGACTACGCAACAATCACTGTCAAGCAGTACGTTGACTTCATCTCAAACGAAGGTAATGAGGTAAGCCAAGTGTCCGCTATTCTCGGACAGTCCAAAGACTTTGTCAGGCAGTTAGCACCTGATCAATTGCAAAATGCAATCAATGCATTTAAGGCAGTCATTGAGCAGCCGCAAGCCAACAAGCAGAACAAGTGGAAAGATTACGGATTTGTGCCTGATATTAACGCTATCTCATTTGGTGAGTGGCTTGACTTGGATAGCAACTGCAAGGACTTTCCCAAGAACTTGAATAAGATACTTGCCATCCTTTATAGACCAATCAGCAACCAACTTGGCAATAAGTATAGCATTGAGCCTTACACTTCGGCACACCTTAAAAATGCTGATGAGTTCAATGAGATGCCTTTATCAATTGCAAATGGAGCGTTGGTTTTTTTTTCGACTATCGAAAAAGAATTGGTGAACACTTCGCTAGCGTATTTGGATTCACAACTGATGACGAATCTGAAGATGGCGATGGAGATGATGGAGGAGGCGTTGCAACATCAGAACTCTCCTCAAAGTACGGATGGTTTCACGTCATAGAGGAACTTGCTGATAGAGATGTGACAAAGTTTGATGCCATTACTAACACTCAAGCCTCTACCATCTTTGCTCATTTAAGTTATCGCATTGATTATTTTAATTTTCAAAAGCAATTGTTGTCTAAAACGAACCACTAAAGCTACTTATAATTATGAGCGCATCATCTCTTTACACTTATAACGTTGTGATTGGTAAATTCGAGCAATTTGCGAATAGCCACGCATTGATACGTAGGTTCACACACGGACAAATATCTCAGGCAGATTTAGAAAAGGAGGGCGAATGGCCTTGGATGCACGTGACACCAACTTCATTTTCATTTGATGCGGGATCATTAACCTATTCGTGGGATGTCTATTTTTCCGACATACCACGTGATAAGGAGTTAAAGACTGAATATCAACGTCAATCAATGAGCGAGTGCATTCAACTTGCAGGTGACTTCGTTAATATGTTGGAGAACGGAACAATCTTCGATGAGTCGGTTGTATTGGGTAAGCCAATTAGTGCGCAGCCATTCATTGAAGAATTCAGCCACGTGTTAACTGGCGTTCAATTGTCCATTGACATCACAGTAGATTATGAGTGGAACGCTTGTGACATTCCTTATATTGGCGAATAATGAAGAAGCTACAATATACCACTAACGATCCTGCAGCCTCTACGGATTATCTCGCAGGGGACAACACTTGGAAAACTATTCCAGGCGGTGGGGGTGGTAGTGGCATCCCAAAGGGGACAACTTCGGGAACGGATACCTATACAACTACTATAAGTGGTATCACTTCATTGAGTGATCAAGATGCGTTTCTAATTCGATTCGCTACTGGCAATACAACGGGAGCAACTTTGAACATCAATTCACTTGGTGCAAAAACTTTGTATCGCAATAACAACGGTGCGTTAATAGGTGGTGACATTGTAGATGGTGCAGAAATGTTCTGCATTTACAACACTACATTAAACGGATTCCAAGTGATTGGAACTGCGCCAAACACATTGATTTCATACGTTACCAATGCGGATTCAGTTACAATAACGAGAGGCCAACCCGTTTACGCATTTGGTGGACAAGGTGACCGATTAACAGTTAAGTTAGCTTATAATACTTTAGATGCGACATCTGCTCAGACCGTTGGATTGGTGGTGTCATCTTCAATAGCTGCAAATCAGAAGGGATTAATAATTGTGAATGGTTTACTTGATGGATTAAGCATCTTACCAACCTCAACTTTTGCGGATGGAGATGCTATCTATTTAGGAGCAACCGCAGGCACTATAACAAATGTCAAACCAACTGCGCCTAATCATCTTGTCTATCTTGGATTTTGCACAACGGCAAGCGCAGGGGCAGCGGGTCGTATGTACGTACGTGTGCAGAATGGTTACGAATTGCAAGAACTTCACAATGTCGCTATCTCTTCACCTACCAATGGGCAAACGTTAACCTATAATTCAACAAGTGGATTGTGGGAGAATCAAACGTTGCCAAAGTCAAGGTCATTTATGGGGGTGTTAAGCGGTACGGCAATCCCTGCTGGTCAAACCCAATACGGAAATTTCAATTATCAGACATTTAGCGGTGTTGAATTAGCACGTATTTTTGTCGTTCCTGAAGCGTGCACCATCTCAAAAATGTACGTACGTATGTACACGGCTCAAACAGCCAGCGGTTCATTGGTGTTTACCATTCGTAAAAATCAAGTTGATCAAGCAATGACTGTGACAATTGCAGCGGGTAGCGCAGCATCAACGGAAGCCAATAGCGGTTCAGCAACTGCGACTTTTGCAGCGGGTGATGATATGACATTTAAGGTGGTGAATAACGGAACAATCACAAGCGGAACGGTTCACAACACTTCAGTAATGGTAGAGATATGAGATACACAATAAGAACAAAAGGTGAGTTGCAAATCTTAGAGGTAATTGATCACAACATCTTTTTCGGGTGGGATATGTCCGATGACTATATTGATTTTAGAAATGCATTAGATGTGAAAGGGATTGAAGTATTTGTTGACCTATTAATTGAGAATCCTGATAACGCATTTTTAAAGTTTACTGATGGCATCTAATCCAATCACACAATTGATGAATGATTTTGGTCAAGAGGTTGTCGAAAAGGCAATGCTTAACCTTGGAGTCTATCGCACTGTGAATGGAAAGAAAAGAAGGGCGGTTGCATCCGATACGTTACGCAAGTCGTTAGCATTTCGTTATGACAATAAATACAAGCGCATTGATTTCTTTGCAAAGGGTGAAGCGGAGAAATACGCCTACTATGTAGAGGAAGGAAGGAAGCCAGGTCGCAGACCACCAACGGATGCAATCTTGCAATGGATGAAAATCAAAAAGATTTCACCACGTAATGAGAATGGATCATTTAAAAAGTTTGCAACTCCAAAGGCGAGAGAAAATGCAATGGAGGCAATAGCCTATAACATTAGTATGTCAATAGGTAGGAGGGGAATCAAACCACTTTTCTATTATAGGGATGCAGTCAATGAAACATTGGTTGATTTTAATGACAAATTTATGGCAGCATTAAAGAGTGAAATTACAATAGCAATTGAAGAAAATTTAGCAGGTACAATAAAGGTTTAATATATGGCATACAACACGGCAATAACTGGACTATCAGCACAAGGAAGTGACCCATTTTATGGGATGTGTTTTAGTAATAACGATGTTTCATTTACGATGACTTCAACGGAGTTTGCAAATGCAGGCTTTAAGTACATAGTTCAGATAACTGATAGCATTACATCACAACCATATAAATTTTACATTTCACCGAATGCGGTGGGTAGCGGTGTGTTCAATGCAAAGACAATCTTTAATCAATTGGTTAGAACTGATGTCACTCTTCCCAACTCGGATGATGTCCTTTTGCAGATAGCTGATGCGGTTGTAATCAATGAAAATCTTGTTAACACATTTACAATTGATTTGTACGAAGGATATGATGTGGCAGGTGTGTTCACAGAGGATCCATCGATAGCGGTTATATATCGTCTAATGTGCGTATATGGAAAGGGGAAAAGCAATTTCCTTGTGATGGGTAGCAATGAGACAAAACCAATTGCACTTTCTCAATGCTACGACAACACAATTGGATTCAACGCTGAAACGGTTGCAACACGCATCAATATTCCAGCATCACTACAATCGCAAGTTATCAATTGGCAACGCATATCAAGGTCAAACGTATTAGGTGCGCAAGATTCAGCTTACAAGATTCTTTCTTGGATTGCAGATGACGGATCAATAATCAATCAATCTTATCTCTACGTAAACATTGCAAATTTCAGATATGTGTTGTGGAATGATGCATATACGCAATTAACCACCTTTGATATTCCGATGGAGTTTCTGAATAGTGGAGTATTGCATATTCCAGCAGGTCTAAAAAATTTAGTTGATGGTTCATTTATCACACAAGCACAAGCTGATGATACTCAATTTTGGACTATCGTAGGGGTGGATGTAAGTGATGAAGAGGTGACTGCTAAATACGGATTTTATATAGACGAAGATTGCAAGTATAATCCAGTTCACGTGTATTGGCTTAACCAATTGGGTGGATGGGATAGCTACTCATTTATAAAGAAAAATGAAAGGTCTATTGACGTTGAAAAGAAACGCTACAAGACCTATCTCGGTAACTATAACACGGCTGATGTAAGCACACCATTTGATACCAAAAACTATTCAAGGTCACTCAATGAGCGTGAGCCAATCACAAAGACATTTATTAACTTGACAAGTGATTGGATAACTGAAAGTGAATATAAATGGATGAGGGATTTGTTCTATTCAAAATCAGTTTGGATGGTGGATGACAACGTGGATGGGTTTAATATTTTACCAGTTGTTGTGGAGGACACTAACTACTTGATGAAAAGAGAACGCAATTCAAAGAAGTACAATCAAACGTTGCGCCTACAATTAGCTAATGAGTACGACACTATAAACATCAACGCATACGAATACCCATTGCCTGATCCAAATGCCTGCACAATAGTGCCATCAGTTGCGGTAATTGGTAATACATATGCACTTGATATTTCACCAGTTGCAGGTGACTATCCAGTAGTATTCCAAGGAGTGAATTGGGGTACCAATGGAGGTACTAAATACCAACCAAAGATTTGGAATGTCAATGGCCAACCTGATGACATTAATGGATTGACAACTGGCCAAACTTACCGTGTAGAAATCACATTGAGCGTAGCAATGAGTGGCTCATTTTATTTCTCATTTGGTAGGTTCGCAAGTGCGCCATCTTACAACGGATGGGATTGGGTATTAAATGGAGCGTTAACCACTACGCAAGTCAATGATCTTGTGTGGAATCCATATAACTTAAGCGGTGGAACGGGTATTTATGGAATACTTGGTAAGGCAGGATTGACATTCCCCGGTTACAATGGCACAATAACAATAAACGTTTATTCAGGTACTTGCCCATAATGGAAACAGCATTAATACTTTACACGCAGGACAATGAAGTGCCTGTATTGGTTGACCTTTACGAGAATGAAAACATCTCTTTAAATTGGTCATTCAATGACATCAAAGACCTTGCGCCACGTGGTAATTATTCGAGGACTTTTCGCATACCATTTACCCAAACCAATGCAAGTATATTTGGCTTTATTCAAGAGAACACATTTCAGTTTAGTGGCTTCAATCCCAAGCGTAAAATCAACGCATCAATTACCGTTGATACTATACCAATTATTGAGGGATATGTGCAATTCAAAGCAGCCTATACAACCAATGGGGAGGTGTCTGATTTGGAGATTGTTTTCTTTGGCAATACGGTAAATTTTTTCAAGACCATTGGAGATGCTGACTTCAAAAACTACATAGCATCGGAACTTCAAATTGATTATCCTATTGAGGTGACATTTGATACGATTGATATTGTAGCTGCTTATGACGATATCCAATTTGGAATAACGGATAGAGGCAACAAGTGGATAGGTAATAGCTATTCAACGGAGGGAAGGTCTATTTATTTAAACCCATATGATAGTCCTGATGCGCTATATCAAAAAGCAATTAAAGTTCACGAACTTACTCCATTTGTAAGAACAAGATACATATTCGATAAGATTTTTGCATTGAGTGGTTTTGAATTTAATGAAGCAGATAGCACCACACTAACCGAGCAATTGGATAAGATGTTTATTCCGTTTACTTCGGAAAATAATTATATGACTATGATAGGCGGCAATGGTGATACTGCCGTTTTTCGTGTGGATAGTGGTATAGATAACGTTGGTTTTGATGGTACTGATTTCGCTCCAATAACATTAGCAGATGGAACGACTATTTATAGTTACACTATCCCTGCGATGACCATTATAAATGATCCAGGCAGTAATATCAGCGGTGCGAATTTGTACACCGTTCCGTTCAATGGTAACTATGTAATCAATGGAGTCTTGCACATTAACCAATATGCACCCGTTGTGGGTGGTGCGACACTTGGATTTTTAAGAACCAATCCAAATGGTGATAAATTTATCACACCAGTTACGCTATCAAATACTTTTATTTTTGGAACACTTGGAAATGATGCAGCTGCAGTTAATTTGGGTGAGACATTAACCTCGGAAGTATTGCTCGAAGCAGGAACAACCATTGAGATGGTGTTGTGGGGTGATTTTAATATAACGGCACTACCTGCTGCATCATTAAAGTTTAAAGATATTAGCACCTTTGGTACTGAACCATTCAATCAGAATTCAAACATCGAATGTGTTTCAGCATCTAAGACCTATGGCAACCCAATTGATTGGAGTATCAATGCGCCAGTAATGAAATGCAGTGAATTCATGAGTTCACTTTTCAAGATGTTTAATTTGGTGGTTATTGCAGATGATGTAAATCCAAAGCTGCTCACCTTTATGCCAATAATGGAGTATCTTGAACAAGGCAATGTTAAAGATTGGTCAAATAAAATAGACATATTAAAGGACATCACACTCACATCAACGGCTGATTACCAAGCACTCAAAAACACTTGGACTTACAAGCAATCAAATGACTATCTAAACAACATTTATAACTCACAAGGTCAGCGTGTTTATGGTAGGCTTGAGTTAATTGATGCTGAAAATGATTTTGCTACAAATGATTCTAAAATTGAATCATTGTTTTTCCCCACTCCGTGCGCATTGATCAACAATACAACGTTTGCCATTCCTAAATTTCTGAATGATGCGATGAGTTACGTGAGTCCAGGTGCAAGGATTCTTTATAAAACACCTGATGAAATTAAAATTGATATGTACAACAATGATGCGGGTACATATCCATCAAGATATTTCAAGTTGTTCAATCACTATACAAGTAATAATCCAACATTAGCAGATGAAGATTTGAACTTTGGGCAGGAAGTTCCTTTGCACTATGTGCAGAGCGCACCATTCAAGACATTGTATCAACGTTATTGGAATGATTACATTGCTGATATTTACGCACCTGATGCAAGAATCATTGAAGCATTTTTTGCGTTGGATTTTGCCGACATTTATCAGTTTAAATTCAATGATAAAATATACATCAAAGATTCATATTATAGAATTCTTGAAATCAGTGATTACGTGGTAGGTATGCAAGACACCGTGAAGGTAAAGTTGATCAAGATGGTGAGTGCAATTCCCGATTGTTTATTGCATCCTGATAACGTTTTAAATGTAGATGGTAGTGTGCCTTTCCTTGACGCTGATGACAACCCTGCAACGGCAACCGAGGAATGTTGCAATCAATACGGTTATTTATGGGTTGGTTCAGATTGCTTCGCTAAAATTCCAGATAGTAAAACAAAGACTTTACAAGGTGGCAATAGAATGGAATTGCTCACACGTGAACCCATTGTAAGGTCAGCAAACACAACGCTAATAAGTACACCCAATAACACCATTGATAGCAATGTATTAAATACGATTGTCTATGGTGAGCGAAATGTAGTAACGTTTGGAGTTAGTAATAGCTTGATAGGTGGCACGGATGCAAAAGCAATTAATAACGGTGTGACAATTGGTAGCGGTGGAGGATATTCAGGTGAATATCAAAGTGGAATAATTCAAGTGCGTGGTAGTGGTGATTGGACAAATAACACCACACCAATAACGCTAACAAATGAAAGAGGCAATTACATAACCGTGCCTGATGATTCCGTATGGTATGTAAAACTTATGCTAACCATTGGTCAAATAAATTTAGGCATTGATGGAAATGGAGTGGTTGAATTCAACATTCAAATGACTGCATCAGCAGGTGTGCTATCCGTGAAAGATGCAATTATAGTTAGTGAAAATCTTGAAACAATCAGCGGAAACTTTGAAGTCGGAGTGGATATCGTAGGCTTGACATTTGCTCCACAATTACTGCTTAAAAATTCTACCTATCCACAAGACAATATCTTTGTTGGCGGTCAAATAATCTATAATCAATACCATTATGAATAATCCACAAGACACATTCAAGAACATTTGCGATATGCAAAAGATGGGCATCAAGTCAGATGTCAAAAGCTACCAAAATAAATTACCAAAATGGCTAACTGGTTGTATCAATTTGGCAATAGTTGCTACTTTACTTTGGGGTACATACGAACTTATAAAAATGATTTTCAATGGCTGATAATAAAGTAGTTTTAGAATTTGAAGTAAAAGGTAACGGAGAGCAAAAAGCGCAATCGTTAAGGGCGCAAATGAAGGCACTCCGTGAGGAGTTGGCAAGACTTCCCGAAGGCACGGCAGAATTTAATAAGGTACAAAGAGAACTTGGAGACTTGACCGATAAGGTAGGTGATTTAAGTCGTGGAGTTAATACATTAGCAGGTGATCCGTTGGAGAGGTTGAACAACTCCTTCGGGATGATTGGTTCATCTATCCTATCACTTGACTTTGGCGCAGCACAACAAGGATTGCAAGGGGTATCAAGTGCTGTTAAAGATTTCAAGTTTGGAGACCTCACAAAAGCTGCCAAAGGCTTTGGTTCAACTATGTTGGACTTGGGTAAATCATTATTGACAAACCCAATCTTTTTGATTGGTGCAATCATTGCAGCGGTTGTGATGAATTTCGATAAGTTGGTAAATGCTGGGGGATTGGTTGGTAAAATGTTTGGGTTCATTAAAGAAACCATTGATGCGGTCACTGGTGGATTGGTGGACTTTTTGGACTACATCGGATTGACTGATAGTAAAGCTGAGGAACGTGCGGAAAACCAAAAGAAGTTAGATAAAGAAAATGAGGATAGACGAAAGAAGCAGGAAGAACAAGCGTTAAAAGATGCGGAAAATTTACACAAAGAGAAGGAAAGATTAGCGAAAGAGGCAGCTGAAAAGGAGGCTCAACGTATTCAAAAGATTAAAGATGACCAACGTTCATTAACTGAATTTTTAAAAGCTGAACAAGAGAAAAGATATCAAGAAACTTTATCAGGTGATGATAGAGAATTGAGGCAATTGCGTTTAACTTATTTAGAAAAAGAAAAGTTAGCGCACGGAAACAAAGATTTGTTAAACCAGTTGGATGCATCTTATCAAGCCGATGTAAAAGCGTTGCAAGAGAAACAAGCTGAAGATGATGCAGTAATAGAATCAAAAGGAATTGAAACAAAAAAGCAATCTCTTCAATTAGTATTTGATGAAACAAAAAACAATTATCAAAAAATCCTTGATGAAGATAAGAAAAGAAGGGAGCAAGAAGTAGAATTAGAAAAAGCAGCACAAGAACAAAAAAGGCAATTAACTCAAACTGCTTTAAATGGTCTGATGAGTTTAAATGACTTACTCACAACATCAGGTCTTTTGAATGCTAAACAATCTTTCAAGATAAATAAATCTTTACAACTTGCACAAGCGGGAATTGGTGCGGTGCAAGCGGTGCAAAATGTTTTAGGTGACCCTACTTTAATTGGCCCTACACGTTTTATAACAGCCGCAGCAGCAGGTGTTGCAGGTGCTGCGAATGTCGCAAAGATTGCAGCAATGAAATTTAATCCGGGTGCTGCATCAAGTCCATCAAGTGGTGGAGGTGGTATGGGTGCATTGGGTGGAGGTGGTGGAGGTGGATCAACATCTGCACCTGCCTTGGATTTGTCTTTCCTAAACAACCAACAAACAAAAGCGCAACCGATCCAAAGCTATGTTTTAGCTACTAATGTGACAAGCGCACAAGATGCACAACAAAAGATATTAGACCAATCAAAATTAATTAAATAAATATGAAAGAAGAAGAAGTAAAAGTCATTGAGTACACCATTGATGACAGTGGATATTTAGGAGTTCACGCAATGAGCCTTGTCGAAAATCCTGCCATTGAAGTAGACTTTGTGGCATTGTCAAAAACACGCAAGGTGCAACAAGCTGCCATTGAGGAAGGTGAACGTAAGATGGTATATGGTGCTGTAATGATTCCCGAGCAATTGATATATCGTGTTGATACAATGCAGCGTGAGTACTATTGCAAATATTCAAAGGAAACCATCAACAAAATAGCGCAAGAATATCTAAAAAGAAATATGCATCACAACTCTAATTTAGAGCATCAGATTCCAGTGGTGGGGTGTACGGTTGTGGAGTCTTGGATAGTCGAAGGTGAACACGACAAGAGTCAAAACTTTGGATTCTCATTTCCTGAAGGAACGTGGTGTATAGGTATGAAGATTGATAACGATGAGGTGTGGCAATCAATCAAACAAGGTGACGTAAAAGGATTTTCATTGGAGGGATTCTTTACTGAAATATCAGATGAATATATGACTCAGCAAGAGATTGAAAAGATAATGAAAGAACTTGAAAACGAGTTAAGCGGCTTGTAACGATTACACCAGTGCAGGTGTATTATTTACCCGACAAAAAAGCCCTCCACGTTTGGGGGGCTTTCTTGTGAAACCGAACTAAAACAAACTAAAAAAAACACATTACAACGGGAACAAAAGTAGGGGTTTTGCTACTTACTCAAAGAAAAAGTAAAACATAGATATGAACAAAGTAAGTGAAATCGTTTCCAAATACGCAGATAGATTGAAGGCCTTTGGTATTCAACTTTCAGCAGAAGGGGAAATCACAAAAGAGGCTCAGATGGCAATGGCCGTTTTGGCTGATGGCACGGAGGTATATTCTCCCGATGCTGAATTCGCAGTAGGTAGTGAGTTATTCATTATGGATGGGGATGGTAATCCCGTTCCTGCACCTGATGGAGAACACACAACTGCTGAAGGAAAAATGATTGTGGTCGCAGGTGGTGTGATTACTGAGATTAAAGAGCCAATGGAAGAAGAACCAAAGGTTGAAGTAACAATCGAAGAAGAAAAGCAAGCTGCCTTTGAAGGTGTGAGCAAAGAAGAATTCGAGTCAACAATCAATTCATTGGTTGAAGCTTTTGAAGCTAAAATTGCTGCGCTAAATGCAGAGAAAGAAACTCTTTCTTCAACTATCGAAAAGATGTCAAAGCAACCTGCAGTTGATAGCGTAAAGAAGTCTACTTCAGTTGCAAAATCAGAGCCAATCAATTTGGCTAAAATGGATTCTAAAAACAGAATCTTCTCAATCATAAATAAGTACAAATAAAAATAAAAAAAGAAAAAAATGGCTGATAGCTTAACTATTAACAGTTCAACCTACGCAGGTGAATTAGCGTTACCGTACATCAACGCTGCCATCCTTTCAGGGGATACATTGGCAAAAGGATACGTTACTCTTAAAGAGGGTGTAAAATACAAGGCAGTATTGAAAAAGTTGTCAAACGCAGCTTCATTGGTTCAAGCTGCATCTTGCAACTTTTCTGAAGCAGGATCTTTGAACTTGGATGAGTCAGTTTTGACGGTATCTGATTTGAAAGTAAACTTGGAATTGTGCAAAGCTGAATTTGCACGTGACTGGGAAGCTGCTGCTACTGGTCGTGGATTCATCAATGATGTAGTTCCTGCTAACTTCAATGATTTCTTGATTGGATATGCAGCTGCGAAAGTTGCTGAAAACATCGAGTACACAATTTGGCAAGGTAACGCTCCAAGTGGAACTTATCCTGCATTTGATGGCTTCGAAAAGAAGATTAACGCTACTGCAGGTACGTATGCTAACTTCACTTGGAATGCAGGTGCAATGGCAGTTGGTACTGTAATCGATAACTTGAATGAAGTAATTGACAATTTACCAGTTGCTTTGATTGGTTCAACTGAAACAAAGTTGTATATGAACCGTGCTACTGCCCAGTTCTATCGCCAAGCAGTTGCTGCTGATGGATATTTGCAAATGTTCCAAGCTTCTGATAGCTTCAACTTGCAGTTCAATGGATATGACATTTATGTTTGCCCCGGAATGAGCAACGGAACTGTAATTGCTGCACAACCTTCTAACTTGTTTGTAGGTGTAGATGCTAACTCTGATTTCGCTGAAGTAAGAGTAGTTGATATGTCTTTGACTGATGCATCTGACAACGTACGTATGGCAATGAGATTCCGTGTAGGAGTTCAAGTTGGTGTTTACCAAGACGTAGTTTTCGGTTCTAATTCTTAATTAACCACAAGTAATAGGGAAGGTGGTTAGGTCTGCCTTCCCTTTATTTTAACTAATAAAAAAATATAATAATATGGCTTGTGAATTAACCGCAGGATTCAACCTTGATTGTAAAGATACAATCGGTGGAATTAAAGCAATCTACTTGCAGCAACACGCTGATTTTTTAACTAATATCAGTATTGATGGTGCTGAAGAAGTTAATGGATTGCCAACTGCAACCATCTATAAATACATTTGTCCAAAGCACACGGGAAGCTTTACCGAAGAGGTAGCATCAAGTGTTGAGAATGGAACTATTTTCTACACTCAAACCGTTACCGCTACATTCTTCAAATTGACTGCTGCACGTAGAAAGCAATTGGAGTTGGTTGCTAAAAATCGTTTAATTGTTTTTGTACAAGATAACAACGACAACATTTGGATGGTTGGCCGTTTCGATGGTGCTGAAGTAACTGCCGCATCAACCGCTACTGGAGTTGCAAAAGGTGACTTGAATGGGTACACTATCACATTGACTGCTGAAGAAAAGAATAAGGCTTATAGATTGGAGTCATTCACATCTATTCCTTTCGATAACTTCGCAGGAATTACTGTGTCAACTACCAACGTTTAATTATCTTTGTAAGTAAATGAATTACTTGCAAACAAATACTGCCTCGCAAACCCTTCTTCTTTCATTAGAGGAAGGGGTTTTGCTTTTATCTTCGTTCACGGATTATCTATTGGTTATCCAAAACGAAATTACATTAGAAATATTTGCGGTTATTCCAACGCTAATAAGCACGAATGAGAGAATCACAACGTTGTCAATTAGTACAAATGCAGATGACGCCGTTAATGGCAGCATTCTCATTGTTGAAGGAGGCCGTTACAATTATATTATCTACGGTCAAAATTCGAATAGCAACCTTGATCCTACTGATGCTGATGTGGTTGGAGAACTTAAGAGGGGTTTTATTCAATTCACTACGTTAACTGAGTACTTTGACCAACCATCACTAACCATCCCTAATGACATCGAATACAATGGCTAATCTGATAGACGAAATAAAGCAACGAGTTGGAGCAACTCAAATAGAGATGGCGAAGTACGTCAAGATTGCGCCGATTGAAATTGAAGATAGAAAAGGATGGGTGAGTTACGGAGAGGCTAATGCCTTTCCTCAATATCTAATTGAATTATATAACGAGTCACCTATTCACGGTGCGCTCGTTAACTCTATAAGTTACATGATTGCAGGACGTGAAATGACTGCATCAACAACGCAAGCAGTTAACGAAATCAAAAGGTTGTCAATTGACAAGATAGTCAATGCAACTGCGTTAGATTTGAAGCTACACGGTGGCTTTTATTGGGAGGTAATATGGTCAATGGATAGAAGTACCATTGCTCAAGTAAATCATTTGCCTTTTGAAAATTGTCGTTTGGCGTGTAGTGACGAAGATGATTCCATTACTGGAGTGTGGTATAGTCGGGATTGGAGTGATATGCGTAAAAAGAAAAATGTTCCGAATTACATTCCAATGTTTAATGAGGATCATAAAGACGCACTACCAAAACAAGTTTTATTTGTTCATCATATGATGGTAGGTAGCGAATACTATCCGAAACCTGATTACGTGGGTGCGATAAATGAGATAGAAAAGATGAGGCAGTTGAGTGAATACCAAGTGAACTTGATTCTCAATGGTTTCTTTCCTTCACTTATTGCATCATTCAACAACGGTATCCCTTCACTTGAGGAACAACATATGATTAAAAATCAGTTGACTGCATCTATTCAAGGTGCGGAAAATGCTGGTAAAGTGTTGACTTTCTTTAACGAAGAAAGAGATAGAGGCGTTGAGTTCACTCCGTTCCCAGTATCGGATATGGATAAGCAATTCACCACACTTGTAGATCAAGCAGTTGAAAGCATTTTGGTTAGCCATCGTGTAACATCACCTTTGTTATTTGGTGTAAGAGATGGCGGTGGATTAGGCAGTAATACTGATGAAATGAAAACTGCATTACGCATTTTTTCACGTCAAGTTATTGATCCATTTCAAAGACTTATCACAGATGCAGCTGAAACACTCCTTGCATCATTTGGAGTCATTGCAAATTGTACAATAGTGCAAAATGATTTGTTGACTGATGAGGTAGTAACTGATGCAGGAACAACTACTGCGAGTGTAGACGTTGCAAGCCAAGCAATGAATGGCGCACAAATTGCATCACTCCTTGAAATCATTGTGCAGACAACTGCGAATGTGTTAACAATACCATCTGCAAAGGCAATCACAAAGGCATCATTCCCGATGCTATCCGATGTGCAAATAAGTGAGATTTTCGACAACCTATCCAACGTAGTTATTGATCCTACGCAAGTAGTTCAAAAAAAAAAAGTAGTTGCTGATGATGAGTTAGATGCGATTGCTGAAGAACTTATCCAACTTGGCGAAGATGCCAATGAAGATTGGATTTTGATAGATGAATACGATGTAGATTATGATGAGGATGACAGCGAAAATGAAGCTATCTCACACATCTTTGATGCCGTTGAAATTCATCAAGTGAGTACGGGAACGGCTAAGCCAAATGCCACAAGTGAGCAAGACCAAACTATTGACGAAAGAAAGTATTACACACGTTATCGTTATAGCGGAAAGATAACGGATGTGTCAAGGCCGTTTTGCACTAAAATGCTACAAGCTGACAAGCTATACCGCAAAGAAGATATTTTAGCAATGGGTAATAAGGCAGTTAATCCGGGATGGGGACCAAATGGAGCGGACACTTATAGCTGTTGGTTGTATAAAGGTGGTGGTAATTGTCACCACATTTGGAAAAAGCAATTGTACATAAGTGCAAAAGGATTTGGATTGGATTTGAACAACCCAAATGTGCGCACGCAGGCTTGGGCAAAAGCTGAAAAGGCTGGGTATAAAGTTCGCAATAACTATTTAGTTGAACGCAGACCTATTGATATGCCTTATAACGGATTTTTACCCACAAATCCAAGATTCGGAAACAAATAAAAATTAAGAAAATGCCAATACCACAAGAGATACTTTTAATAAATGAAGACTACATCAAGAAGTTCACACCTTTAACGGATGCAGTTGATCCCAACCTCATCAGACCTGCTATTTATTTGGCGCAAGATAAGTATTTGACCAACTTTTTGGGAACAAATTTGACCGTAAAATTGAAGGCTGATGTAAGTGGTGGCACGTTGTCGGGTGACTATGAAACATTATTGAACGAATACGTGTTAAAGGTGGTGTTGTGGTGGACAATGGTAGAACTTTACCCATCTCTTTTGTACAAACACGACAATGGAAACTTGGTAAGCAGACAAAGTGAAGACACAACTCCAGTAACAAAGAGTGAAATGGAGTCATTGAAAGAAGCTGCAAGACAAAACGCACGTTGGTACACTAAAAGAATGGTTGATTATTTGTGTTTTAATTCAACGTTATTCCCTGAGTACACCAACAACACGGATAACAACATTTTCCCTGATAGAAACCCATACGGAAAGAGCAACTTTTTAATATCTAATTCATATAGACAATGGCGCAACCAGTGGTCAATAAGAGACTTTCTCCCTCCATCGTATTAAAGCGAAAGGAGTACGAAAAGTTATTGAAGCAATACTTAAAAAAGCAGGAGAAAAGATGAAGGTTAAGTTGTGGCTCTTAGGTATTGCAACCGTCTTTTTGCCAATCAAAGAACTGATGATTACAATTGGTTTTTTGGTGGCTATGGATATGGTTGTTGGTGTGTGGAAAGCTATCAAATTAGGTCAGCGAATTAGATCTCGCAGGATGAGTGATACAGTAACTAAATTGATGTTGTATCAAATTGCAATCGTTAGCGGATTCTTAATTGAGACCTACATAATAGAGCAACTTATCCCCATTACAAAGTTGATAGCAACCGTGGTAGCCATCATTGAATTCAAATCAATTATAGAATCAATTGAGTCAGTGACTGGAAAAGATTTGTGGAGTAAGATTAAGACCATTATAGGTAGAAAGAGTGAAGATATAACCGATGCGATGACTGATGGAAAAGATAAGTAAATACGTAAGCTATAAAGAGGTAACGCATAGCAACCAAGCACAAGCCTTGCGCATTGGTAACGTTCCAAATGCTGAACAATTGGGTAATCTGAAGTTAGTTTGCACCAACATTTTTGATAAGGTGCGTGAACATTTCGGAAAGCCTATTGGTATCTCGTCAGGGTTCAGAAGCCGTGAACTTAATACACGTATTGGCGGGAGTAAGTCATCGAGCCATATGGAGGGTAAAGCTTTGGATATCGATGCGGATATTCACGGTGGCATAAATAACAAAGAGATATTTGATTACATCAGAAATAATTGTACATTTGACCAACTCATATGGGAGTTTGGAAGTGAGAACGCACCTTCTTGGGTTCACGTAAGTTTCAATAAGGATGGAAATAGAGGTCAAGTGTTACGTGCGGTCAAGAGTGGTGGTAGGACAGTATACCAACCATTCTAAAATATATGGCAGAAAGTCAAAAAACAAAAATCGCAAGAGAATTGCGTGAGCGTTTTCCAGACACACCAACTTTAACTTTGGCAAAGAAGTTAAGCAAAGAACATTTTGAAATGTTCCTTGGAGTAGAAGATGCAAGGAGTATATTGCGTAGAATTGAAGGCAAAAATGGTGTAATGAATCGAAAACAAACAACTGATAAATCATTGTACACATCAGAGGAAAGACCACGTAACCCATTCAAGTTACCAAAGTCATATGCAAAAGGAAGGAAGCACATTGACATCAAAGGAAAAAAGATTTTAATTCTATCCGATATTCACATTCCATACCACGACATTGATGCAATTTCAGTAGCTATCCAAACTGGATTAGACGAAGGAGTCGATACAGTTGTATTGAATGGAGATGCACTTGACTGCCATATGATTTCTGACTTTGTGAAAGACCCAAAGAAAAGAAAATTTAAGGATGAGTTGTATGCGATGCGTACTTTCATTTCCGAATTGCGACAAACTTTCCCGAAAGCGGAAATCATTTACAAGGAAGGAAACCACGAAGAACGCTACTGGAGATATATGAGAGTGAAAGCACCTGAACTATTCGACATTGATGCATTCGATTTCGCATCACTTTGCCATCTTGATAAAAATAACGTGCAGTGGATTGAAGGTAAAAACAAATTGAATGTAGGCGGTCTATCTATATTTCACGGCCACGAATTCGGAAAGCAATTTATCCCATCAGTTAACGTTGCACGTGGGTTATTCTTAAAGACAAAAGCAAATGCAATGTGCGGACATCACCACCAAACTGCTGAGCATACTGAAAGGGATGTAAATGGAAAGGTGATAACGTGCTGGGGTGTGGGGTGTCTATCTGAATTGTCACCTGACTACAATCCATATAGTAAATACAATCACGGATTTGCAATAATAACAAGGGGCAATGG